GCATAAGTTGTATTATCAGCAGAGTGTTGAATTTTTGCGTCTAAAGTTGGTGATCCACCACTTTTTGCAGACACTATTAGAAAACCTGCACCACCATTTGCAGTTGAAATTGTGTTATCTCGTGCAGTTCCTGTTGTGGTGGTTGTTACTGTACTGTTTTCTAAAACTGTTCCGTTGTATAAGCCTGTGTCTGCCTGTATATCAATTGCAGTGGCTACAATATCTCCAACTGATGAACTGACACCATAATTTGTAATATTACCTTGCCCAAAACTACAACCATCAGTTGCGTCAAGTCCGTCAATTCCAACTGTAATTATCATGTCAGCACCTCCAAGCAAAGGTTGAAGTGTTGCGTCTGCGGTTGCGTCAAAAAATCCTGATATAGATAAAGTACCATCTTTATTTCCTGAAATATATGTTTTTGCGTTATC